GCCCCCACATATTTTCACCAGCCGAGTATCGGCTGGACCCAACAGACCGAAATCCGTTGAGCTATGTAGTACCCTTGTTAAGTGAAATGGAAAATTCCATTTTTTGAAATAGGTAATAGAAATTCTATTACTTCTTAGTCTTCTTAAAAATGCTGCTGCTAGGGGGTTCTAGCATTGTGTCCGTAGAGCACAACGAGGCAGCTTAGTCGAGCATAGTGGTTTGCTTAAAAGAGGTTTTCAGATATCAGAGACCAATCGGACAATGCCGATGGGTCCCAGTTACCCGATATTTCTATAAGCTCCACTAAGCTCGACTCCCTAGATTTAATCTCCTCCGTTATTCTGATTATTGTTTGGGATGAATTCTGGGTTCCAAACTCTCGGTGCATTGCGTCTGAGTGATTCAGTTGGTATTCCGCTTCCGAGAAAGACCGCACCCTGAGAGGTGCTGGCATGGATGTGTGGAGTATAAAGTCTAGGGGTGATGCCAGAGAGGAGTTGTTCAATAACTTCAATAAGGGTTGAAAAGTTGTATTTTTCGCCTGCTACTAATGCAGTAGCTATCCTCTGGGCATCTTGCAAATCAAGTGATTGAAGGATTGGGAATTTAGTAAACATATAGGATTCAAATGTTTCTGTTGCAGGTCCTGGGTAAGGAAAATCTGCTGGGCATATAGGTATATAATTTCCAGCCGCATTGAATTCTATATTCAAAGTAAGCGTTAGTCTCCCAATCATTGTATTAACGGGGAGTCCTGATCCTAACATGACGAATCTGTTAGTTGGATAAAGAGCTGCTCCGTATACATTCATCTCATCAGCTACACCATCGTTGGTGGGTCCGATCATCCTCACTGGTGTTCTGATATTGACTGATGTGTTGTAAGGCCAATTTTGCAAAGAAGTTAATGTTGTACGAATATTGGTCGCATCTGGAGTTGCTGACTTGTATTGGTATCCAAAAGTTAGTGCTCCTGCAGTATTCAAAGAAGCCACAGGTTCCCAACGAATTGAATTTGAGGAACATCGTATTCCATCGAAGGCTGCTGTCACAGTAGATATTACGAGTGGAAAAGCGGTCGCTGAGGTTGCTACACCTGTTGTAAGGTCTATGTTTTGGTAAGTTATTATCGGATTGCCTCCTAGTTGATTTGGTGATACACTGAATCCGACATTTCCTGTCGAGCCCGTGAAGACATCCACGACTGTCACCGGAGTTCCAAAGGAAACTCTGGCTGATTCTATGTATGCGTAACGGTACTTGGCCAGTTCTGGGGCTATCACTGCCGCTATCGAGTATCCAGACACAGTCTCGTTGCAAACCTCGGCTACATTGTATGCATTCTTGATTCCAATTTGCTGTACATTTACTCCAGGGGTAAGACTGATTCTTGAAGGAGATATGGCCGGGTTGTTTGAACCTGGCCAATCGATTGATTGAAAGCCTTCGTCTCCTCCTATTAACGCTGTTGGTCCTAAAGCTCTGAGTCCATATTGCAACAAATATTTTAGTGAGGCTTTGCCAATATTTTTCAAAGGTTCTTTTATTCTCTCCCAAATGGAGGTCCAGTCGTCTAATGCAACAGCTATCATGAGATCTTTCCTGCTCCATCCTCTCATATCTACATGCTGTGTCTCCATCGCATTCCAGAATTCCTTCCAGTTTTTCACGCCCATTTTTAAGAAGGCCGCATTCTTGACATCGTTCATAGAGATTTTTGATCGCATAGCTGTCTTTATTTTCTTCACTGCAGCACCAGTTTCTCCTCGATCCCAGTTCCGTTGCACTTGAGCTATTGTTTGTTTTGGCATAACGTTCGTAATATCGCGAAGTGCAAGAGCACCAGCTGTATCCTTTCGTTTTGCTTGTGGTCGGCTTATAGGGCCAGATGTTTTGTCCATTTAAGGTTTGTTGATTATTTAATTCAGTTAAGTTTTCTTTTTCAACAAATTCTGGCCCCTCGATTAGCTCGTTTGGGCCATGGACTTCAAATGCTCTTTGCTGTACATCCATTGGATCTAACTGAGACCAATTTGTGTCTATCCCTGAGAAGATTAGTATTCCTGGTGCCCTGTCATACATGTAATCAATCAAGAAATTCACTTTGTTTTGCGAGTAATCTGCTGCTTTCCTCATCCTGATAACATTAGCTCTAGCTTCTTGTTTCTTGGCCAAGGGTGTGTGTTTCAGGTTGTTAAGTCTTGCTGAGATTATATTTTCTAGATTGACATTGCCCTCTGCTTGCGATCTAAGTCCACTAGTAACTACATCATTATAAGTCCCTTCCTGAAGTCCAGAAGTGGCTAGAGTTGGAGCATATGTCCCGCCCAAAGCGAATCTCTGAATTTTTCTAGACAATATGGCGTGGCCTGAATCGTAAAACCCGTGCTTAGACAAAAAGGTGAAGTATCCCTCTGAAGTGTTGACCTCTTTGATCACATAACCTAATCCGGCGACTTGAGCAGCTGAACTATTGGCTGTAGTCTGTGTGATTCTTTGTCTGATAGCCGCAGTATCCTCATACTCGTGAATAATCAATACATCATCTCCTGAGACCACGAGTTCATAGTCCAATCCTCTTAGTATGAATTTCATCATTCCAATCACTCTCAATGTGTTTCCTAAAGTGGTCTCATCTGCGCATCCACTTGCCACTGTGCCATGCAACCACCCTTTTAAAAATGGGCTTCTGTTCTTCCTTACCTTATAGTTTGCCTCAAATCTAGTTCGCTCTTCTAACAATACTTTCTCTATGTACTCCATATAGGAAGGACTCCATCCGGCTTTTATCCCAAATGTTGGTAAGTGATTGAGTAACATGCACACTTCATAATATCTTTTCATCTCTTCAGTTTGTGACGAATCGTGAGCTGAACCATCGATGTTAGTAAAGACTGGTCTTTTGAATCTTGAGGCTTTCTTGGCAATTTTGGCTGCTGTGTCATAAAAATTAAGTCCATGACAAAATTCTGGTATACATTTTTTCACTCTGGTCAATAAGTCATCAACTAAGTATCCAATTGTGGCTCTATATCCAAAAGATGGGCTCCATATAACTCTACCTCTGACATCCTCCTCTGATACGAATAAGGGCTCATTTGTTTTCAATTCTGCAGTAAGTTTCGCACTGAAAAAGTCCTTATCCTTTGCTTCTATGTAGGCCTTACGATAATTTTTCCGTTTATTTGGTTCGAAATGGTCAATATATTCCTCGAATGATTTTTGGGGTTCATCGATCCCACTTATAAGATTATTCCATCCCTCGACAAGAGGGACAGAATAATCTAAGAATTCCTAATTGATGCCGACACCCGGAGCCACCAAATGGCCACCATGTCTGTGGATGATGGTTTCTAGAAGAGTAATTTCAGACGGTATGACCATCTTCGATGCCCCTTCAGGCAAATCAAAACCAGGGTTGTAGATGTAAGCTTTGGTAGCAGTGTCATGTTTTTGTTTCATATTAGTTAAGAAGGTGTAGGCATCTATCTCTTTTCCAGATTCCGAGTAGAATTTGTCAAATTGAACTCTTGGGGACATAAACGGTCTCTTTTTAGATTCAGCATAAGGGTAATAATGGATTAATGCTTTCTTGCAAATGGGTTGTGAAGGAGTGAGTATGCTTGCTACAGTTGCTAAGGCTATTAAAGGTAAAGCTGTCATTGTTTTGGCCGTTGAAGCTAGACCAATTGCGTTCACTCCAAAGGCTAATGCCCAGACAGAGTATGCTTCCATAAGTAGTATCATCACCAGTATTTTATTTATTTTTAAGCGCTGTACAAAAAATCCTAGAATATACACGAGCACTAATCCCACTATAAATGTTAAATTAGCTTTCAAATAGTCAGTGGGGAAATATACTGGTACATCAAATTTACAAGCTAAATATTCTTTAGAAATTGTAAGTAAGGGTAGGTGTGGAATTATCCTGCTAGGCCATGCTGCGCCGAGCATTTCTTCAGACTTAGTGTAGTAATAATTCCACACTAAACCCTCCAGTTTTACAGTGGTCACATGATTTCTTACAAAATGCATAGTCTGATTCAATTCTGATTTAGCTTGATCCAGGAAGTGGAACGTACTATTTAGAGCTATAGTGTATCCTCTGAAAAAGTCAGTTTTTATACTATCCCAAGTAATGTCTCTTGCTATTCTGTTTATTTGTTCAGGAATTGGTATGGTTTTTAATAGCGGTGTCACATGTTCACTTATTTTCTCAAAAAGATTTGTAAGGCCCTGATAGATATAAGTGAATATTGTTTTTCCCAAATGTCCAACTTCCGAGTAAGCTGATGCGCAATCTTGCTGATGAAGCGGCTTAGTGGCAACACATGACATTACTGTTAAAGCCTCAAGATTAAACTGGATCTTCTGTTTTGCTTTATCAGCAATCTCCCACACCACATTGATATCTGTTTGGTTGTAAGCTTGATTCAAAGCTAGCGTTGTCTGTGATAGAGCTATGCGAACCTGGTTGTCTATTTGTATCGCGGGCTGAGTCATAGAATGTGTGCCTTGAGGAATAAAGGGTGAATGGACTAAAAACAATGGAATTGTCAAAGCTAAGATTACAGCAAGGATTCTGAGAATGTAAGCTGCAGCTTCCACAGTTACGTAAATATATTCTGCTGCAAAATACGAATGCTCGTCCTTAGTGTGGTATTGTTGCTCTTCCTGATGACGCATCTTTTCTACTGCAAGGGATGGTTGAGTGACAATTGTGCCATCTGAGGATATTGTTCTTGCCTGACTAATCACGTCGAAGTCCATATTTCTAAATCCCTGTGAAGTTGATTCTGATAGTGCATCTAAATTTGCTTTGGTCAAGGTTAGTTGCTGTTTACTCTCAGTTTTTGTCGTTGTAGATTCCTGGTGTTTCAGTTTCTTATTTGACTTTCCTTGGTTCTTTGCAACTTTTGCTTTTTCCTCCTGGTTCTGAATATTCTTTGCTTTCTCTTCGGCCAAGTGGTTGAAATTATCAAAGGATTCCGGCGACATAACTTGCGAATCTTCCCAAGCATCCTCATGCACGGTTGCACCAAATCGTTGGTTGTATGTCTTACTCCAAATGAACGCGCTCACAATCAGGCCTCCATGGTATCCAAAAGTAATCCCAGACACAAGAGCCATTACACAGGCTTGAAATAGGACTAGAAGTATCTTGGTGATGATATTTGGACCTGGGGTTATGTTCAGTAATCTAACCCACATTTTCAGTGAGGGTGTCGCCTTGTCTTGTTGTACAGCTCCGTTGACTAAGTTAGGTAATGGGTCATAGCTAAAATATCCTCTTGATGTGAATGTGTTTGGCAAATGAGATCGCAGCATAAGATAAGAGTTATCTGCTATCCTTTGTAGATAAGCTTTTCCAAACACATTAACATTAGGCCTCGATTTGATGTATTCACATATTTGTATTATGGTCTCAGTAGATTTGTCATCGTAGTTTGTTGTAAGGAGTACTTCAGCTGACAAATAGAGAAAAGATAGAATCAATGGTATCGACAAGCAGATAAGGTGGAAAATTAGTTGGTGCCTAGGGTCACTGAAGATTGGAAGGTCACCAATTATTGCGAAGCATGTTCCCATGATTAATCCGGTGCCAGTGTTTAATGCCATACTTATACGGTTTCTCGCTAATACCATGTAGATGTAGTATAGGAGTATGAGTCCTAAGGCTCCCCAACCGCCACTTACTCGATGAACCTCAGATGATGCCATTACTGTCATTATTAGTGGAGTGTTTATCTCAATAGCATAGTAGCA